TCAAACTTTCTTAGTTCTTTGACAGTGTAATTGAATTTAGACATTCTATTATAATATCACAAACTGATAGAACATTCAATCATTCACCTACCGTATTACCGGCATATACTCCATTGAATTGATTGTTCACTCTAATGAAAGTAGCACACTTACTTAATTGTTTTAATGTCCGGGCACCAACATAAGTGCAAGCAGAACGAAGACCACCAAGAATATCATGAATGGTGGCGTCAACGGGCCCACGGTAAGGAATTTCCACAACCCGTCCTTCACTCGCTCGATAATCTTTGAATTCATCTCCTTGCGCTTCCTTTGAAGACATTCCGTAGAATTTAATTTTGTCACCTTCTACAGTTCCACCACCTTCATCATGACCAGCAAGCATTCCACCCAACATTACAAAGTCTGCACCTGCAGCGAACGCTTTTACGATATCGCCTGGAGATGAGCAGCCACCGTCAGCAATAATATGACCACCAAGGCCATGAGCTGCATCGGCACACTCAATAACAGCCGAGAGTTGAGGGTAACCAATGCCAGTCTTAATACGAGTAGTGCAAACGCTGCCAGGACCAATCCCAACTTTAACGATGTCAACTCCACGTAGAATTAACTCCTCTGTTATATCCGGCGTAACCACGTTTCCGGCAATGATTGTTGTGTCTGGAAAGAGTTCACGAATCTCCGAGACTCTTTGAATAAATCTTTCACTATATCCGTTAGCAACATCTACACAGATAAAAGGTAAATCAAAACTGTTCTGTTCTATTTCATATTTATAGGTGAACAGTTTGTCCATGTCTTTATCACTAACACCTGTAGATATCGCATACCAATTGTCTTGGATTTCTTGGTTAGAAGATTTTACTGAACGAATCACATCATAAAAGTCACAACTTTTTACAAGGCACGTAAACAACTTGTGTTTACTTAATTCAAGTGCCATACCAATTGTGCCTACACCATCCATGTTCGCAGCCATGATTGGAATACCACTATAGGTTCGACCACTATTTCTAAATGTATATTTTCTTTCTAATCCAACTTGGGACCGACTCCCCATTGTTGACCGTTTGGGTCTTAATAAAACATCACTATAGTCAAGTTTGACCTCATTATCAATTCGCATTTAACTAATCATCTCCGAAATTTCAGTGGCGTATTTTTTGTTGGTTACAGGAACAGCGTTGGATTTGTGGAGGGTTGCGATTCCGATAACGTAGTCTCCGGTGTATCTTGGAGATTCTTTACTATCTCCTCTCGCCTCTGTTGGAGAAGCCACGCACGATGCGTAGCGTTTTGTCTCAGCCGCTCGTTCTTGAGCGATTGACGGTTGCGGTTTCCATTCCTGAAACTTCGGCGGGACATATTTGACACAGACTTCTCCTTTTGGCTTGCGGGGTTTACGTTTGCGACCAAATTGGTCATACCGAAAACTATTATGTATATGCATTACGAATTCCAACAAATCTCTACACGTGAATCGCCTGAACCATTCCAGTGAACGGTACATCCACATTCTTCTATTAATGGTATCACATCTTTCAGGTTTTTGCAACCCTCTTCGGAACCATCGAAACAAAATAGCGAACCAACTGTTTCTTCAGGTGGATAACAAACAAAACCTTCTACGGTAGTATCGGGTTCGAAGTCTGGTGTTTCATCAGACGGAAGATATCCAGAGCCACCACAATCTTCACAATCCACCCACTCCTGTTCATCGTCTTCGCCATAACTGCCGCCTTCGCCGTAACACGATACACACTCAGTATCAAAATCAACTTCGCAATCTTGTGAGTGATTGAATAAAACTTTGGACATATCCGCTTCGTATGGAACATCATTCCAAGCACACGTCTGACAGCAAGGAAGATTCCAACCAACGAACCATCCCTCTTCGGTCAGTCGTTCCTGCAATTGTCTAAAACCGTTCATTCCACTATACCTAAACTTTTTCCAATAGTGCACTCCAGCTCTTCTACAGAAACGGCATCCTGCATGGTTTCCAGAGCTCGACGCTTGGGGTTTATGTTAAACTTATCCTGAAACCAGAAATTGATACCGTCAAAAGTATCAACTAACCATCTAAAAATCTCTCGCCGTTTGATCATTTTCCGTACAGTTCCTTTTTACCCAACACCATGAACTGCCAGCCGTTTGTTTTACACAGTTGCCTGGCGGATTCCCATTTAGCTTTGTTTATGTCCCACTTCCACTGAAATTGTGGTTTGATTTCCACCATGATGGTTCTGCCATCACGTGCTTCCACCAGAAAGTCTGGATAGTAATTATGCCAGCGATCGTCCTTGGGTGACACATAGGGTATGTGCAACTCTTCTGAACTCCAGCTCACTATCTGGTCTGACCTGTCACAATACAGCATGAACCTTCTTTCCCACAACGAGCGGTAGGTGATCTTTTTCACATTACCAGTATACTTGTGTGGATTGGCAGGACAGAATCTTCCCTGGATTGCAGTTGTTTTCATGGCAGGTCGTTCCTGAAGTTTTTTCTAAAGCTCATATTATCCTTCCTCTTCATCTTCACCAATACAGATTGCTCGATGACGTTTCACCTCTAGATACGCCGCAATCAAATCACGATATTGGTCACCTATAAATGACCATCGGTGTCTCTCAAAGATATCAAAAAAATCACGAGATAACGAGAGTTCTTGCATATGGTTTTGTTCCATTATTGAACGCCCTCATCCATTTGTTTTTGATAATGATTCAGCAATGCGTTATACGCTGCAATAGCTTCCTTATGAAGATAGATTCTATCTTCTTCCAAGGCCCGCATTAAAGCACGAGACAATCGAATCTCTTCGTAGTACGAATCTTCCATTAAGAATTCCTCCACTCTTCATAATCAACTTCATACTCTGCCATCAATTCGACAGCACGTTCAACCTCATATCCAAGGTCCATCAATCTATCAACGAAAGAACTGTCTTCTCTCAACGTAGGATAACCATGCAGTCTCCAATCAACCAAGATGTTCAGCTCAGCACGATCATATTGCTTAGGCATCGTTCTTGGAACTTTCCGAAACACGTTCGGCATCTCAGGACGATATCGGTCAATCAAAGATTCTGCTTGAGTCTCATACCCGCGAGCAACCAAAACGTTTTTCACGTAGTTGATTTCAGAAGCGCGTTGTGAACCACGATAGTAGGCATCGCCTTCTGCCATCTGGAAGTACCAGTCATGAGTCGCACACAGTTCCTTGAGATGATTCACGATTTCCATCGTGTGAGTCTCGGGAGTGATTTCAGTTAACAGCATTACGTTCTCCTTATGCATACCAGCTTCGGTAGAAGTCTTTACCCTCGGGGGCAGGACTTGCGTATTGACAATCGCTGATGTTAATACCACGACCAGTGATTCGCTTGGTGAACGCTTCACCAATAAAATGGTTCAAGACAGGAACAACTCGGTCACTCATATATTGTTCGCTACCTTCAATCGTTCGCAGGGCAATCTCACGAAGAGTCACAGTAGCACCCTTCTTAGCAACAACTTGGTAGGCATCAACGTTGGTCTGTTCCCAACCCCAAGTGGCGACGAAGATGTCACCCTTCTTGACGTTCTCTTGCGCTTCCTTACGAGCGGCAGCCTTCGCGGCTTTGCGCTCTGCCTTGTACTGTTCAGCACGTTCAAGTTTAGCGAGAAACTCTTCGCAGAACTCAATCCTTCGTGCTTCAGTCTTGAAGCGATAACAGAACTCGACCTTGTAACCCAGACGAGCACGTTTGGTGCGTCGAATACAGGTGGCGACAGGACGCTCTGCGTCGAACGTTAACTCGTAACCACGCTCTGCAAACTTCTCAATCAATTGTGCTTCCATAACTCACTCTCTCTCATTAATTTACTTGGTAATGATCTCATGGTTTGAGAACATAGTCAACACTTTTTTCATGAATTTTAGGAATACGTTATATTCCTGATTTTCATGAATAGTTAACTTTAATAGTTCGTCTTTTCTTGCCCTGATTGACAATTAGGTCACCACTAAAGTACGTAACTCTTTGATTATCAACAAGTTCTTTTTTACCGTAATGAGTAGCATAGTAGTTTTCACCGCCGCCTTTCCAATCAGACTCTAATAAAGGTGTACCGGCCACGAAAAATTTGGGTTCACCATCAACAATATCCCAACTGACGAAGATATAGTAGCCCGGTCTTTTTGAGAACTTACCACCACGCCAGTTATGACCATTAGTCGTTTTTATCTCGATTGGTTCGCCATGAAATCGAATATCGGGTTCACTGTCCAACTTAGGGGCAATAGCACCTTCAATCATCTTTTCGATGTTGTTTTCAAACAATCCGGAAATGTCCTCAGACAGTTGTTTGTTACTCTTTCGAAGACCCACCTCTTCATAGATAGACAACAATCTTTTTAGGTCTTTTTTTACGCCATTCAGAACGTTTTCTTTGATTTGAATACTCATAGTAACTTGCAAGCCTCCCTCCACGTTTCAGCATGAAAATGGGTGATATGCCCCTTGATTTGGGGAGCGGGTCCACCGTGTATTTCGATTACACGAGCAATACCTTGCGGAGACCTAGCACGACCTACCATCTCGTCGTTTTTGTAAAGATGGAAAACTGGAGTACCCCAGTCGGTATAAGCACACACAACTCGATTAATCATTACACACCCTCCGCAAGAAGATAAACACCAACCGCTGTGGGAACTTCACCCCAAGGATACTCAGCCGTCAACAATCGCCACTTGGCGTGGTACTTGATAGTACGGTCTGCGACACAAACAACGACCTGTTCACCACGATCTTCAACGACCACACCTTCTTCTTCACCGTGGTGAGCACCGTAAACGTACTGAACCCTGCGACCTTCTAAACACTCCATATCAATCACCTCATCTCAATTACAAAGTAATGATCTCATGAAATGTTATGTTTTGTCAACACTTTTTTTAGATTATTTTGGAATAAGGATATAACTAAAAGTTTGGTCGGGGTGGAGGGATTCGAACCCCCGAAACCCCTCGCTCCCAAAGCGAGTGCTCTACCAGACTGAGCTACACCCCGAAAAACGAGAATTGTATATATAAACACAACTTACTCTCGTTTGAAAATGGACTACAAGAAAGAAATCTCAGAAAGATACAAACCAGCTGAAGGTCAGATATTTTACATTTACCGGACCTTCAGTGGTAAGGTGGTTGCCTTAAATTATAAGACAACTGCAGCAGAACTGTTACAGACGATTAAGTGGGCCGCTTAATCTGCGTTCAGGTCGGTCAAAGGATTGCCCGGATGACCCTCAATCATTGGCGTCTCTAAACGAACTCCTTGAGTACGTCGAACAATATCGTCTGAATTAAATTCTGACCAATACAATTCGAATGCAACGCCATCGTTAACACCTACAAACTGATGCCACTTGCCTGGAGGAACTTTATAGTAATCTCCAGCACGTAGAATAGTTTGGTCACACAAATGGGGTTGTTCGTCTGTCGGTTGGTCTGGCCATACTTTGACCATTAACGTTCCGGACTCCACGAAAAAACCATTCCACTTAGTTTGATGATAATGTTCTGAACAACAAACATTTGCTTTGAACTCGATTCGATGGAACTCAAACGAAGGTGTATGTTCAACGAGTTCTGTAGTACCCCAAATTTTTCCTGACTTCATTATAAACTCTCAATGTATTCTGATAACTGTTCTATATCTAGGTCACTCAATAAACCTGCCTGACTCCACATCATAGATGACTGGCGACCAACACGCTCTCCATTCTTGTATGCGACCAGACGTTGTTTGATGTAGTCAGCAGTTTGACCCTGTAGTGCAGGACCAACACCACCCTCACCCTTCATACCATGACAAGCGATACAACCTGCATACTTTGCCTCGCCTGGCAATGCAACAACCTCTGCTACCTCAACTGCTTCACCAGCGATTACAACTCTGGGTTTAAACAAAGTGTAGTCAACCGTGGCTTTATCATTATCGTCTGGGCCCATCATGGGTGTAACACGAGTACCAAAAATTTTGTTAGGGTCACATCCACTAACCAAACTTAGCACCAGAATTAACGGAATCACTTTTAACATTTTTTCTATGCCTCCAAATTATAAAATGAAACGGGAACATTGTGATTAAATAAACCACGCTCAGATAAATTGCCCACTCAATCACGCTAACTCCATTACTGCGTTAGAAATTGTACGAGCGATTTCTCTAAACCACTCTGCGTCTTTCCCTCTAGTTGTTTCAGCAGCAGTACCGATACGAATACCACTAGTGAATTTTGGTGGTAGTGGGTCACCAGGCACACTGTTTTTGTTCACCACAATCTGGTGGTCCTGCTCTAACCTGTCAGCAAGTTTAGACCCCATCACCTGATATTCTTTCAAGTCAAGCAGAATGATGTGACTATCTGTACCATCCGTCACCACATACATTCCTTGTCGCCTAAACTCGTCTGCCATTTCCCATGCGTTGTCTACCACGTTCTTTGCATACTCTCGAAACTCTGGTTGCCGTGCTTCGTAGAATGCCTGCACCTTTGCAGCAACCTGATTCATCAACGGACCACCTTGTGTGCCAGGAAATAAAGCTCCATTGATTTTCTTGGTATACTTATCGTCCTGCCACATGATAACTCCGCCACGGGGTCCACGTAACGTCTTGTGGGTCGTTGAAGTGATAACATCGGCATAACCAAAGGGTGAAGGGTAAACGCCTCCAGCAATCAATCCTGAGTAATGTGCGATGTCTGCAAGCAGGATAGCACCTTCACGTTTTGCGATAAAGTTAAAGAATTCCCAGTTGATTCTTCTTGGATATGCCGAGGCACCAGCGATAATCATCTTAGGTTCGTGTTTCGCAGCAAGCATATCCACTTGGTCTTCATCAATCCAACCTTGTGAGTCTACACCATACTGAATGATGTTGAATAGTTTGCCTGAGATGTTGACCTTGTGTCCGTGAGACAGATGTCCACCATCGCCAAGACTGAGTGAGAGGATGGTATCTCCTGGCTTCAGAAGACCCATCATCACTGCAAGATTGGCATTGGCACCCGAGTGTGGTTGAACATTGCATAAGAAATCTTCATCAAAACATCTCTGAAGTTCTCGCATTGCAAGATACTCAATATCGTCGTACCATTCACACCCGTTGTAGTATCGTTCGCCCGGATACCCTTCGGCATACTTGTTAGTCAGAATAGAACCAGACAACTCACGCACCTTTTCACTAGCAAAATTCTCACTAGCAATCAGTTGTGCATAATCTTCTTGTCTTGCCGCCTCTTTCTTCATGTAATTAACAAGAGTCGGGTTCATGCCAAGTTTCTTCATGCTACCTCTTTTACTGCACTTTGACAATATGCCAAAAGATTTTCTGGCGTAGAAACCTCATAAGGGTCATCATCAGCATTATCTCGTTGACTCGCTTCAGGGAAAATTGCTTCCACCACACCATCATTTACAACCATCGCATATCGCCATGAACGTTGACCAAACCCGAGATTATCTTTACTCACTAGAGCTCCAACACCCTGAGTAAATAAACCGGAACCATCTGGAATTACTTTGACGTTCTCTAATTTTTGGTCTTTAGCCCAAGCATTCATCACGAAGGAATCGTTTACCGACATACAATAGATTTCATCGATACCCGTCTTTTGGAATTCACCAAAGTTGTTTTCGTATCCAGGCAACTGATACGTAGAACATGTTGGTGTAAACGCTCCGGGCAAACTAAACAACAACACCCTCTTACCAGAGAAATAATCGGCAGTTGTTTTATCTTCCCATCGATATGGGTTAGGTCCTTCAATTGATTCGTCTCTTACACGAGTACGAAAAGTTACATCGGGTAGAGATTGTCCTTTTTTAATCATAGGTTTTTCCTTCTATAAAATGAAATAAATTCTGGCCATCGAAACATTCCTTCACGAATACGACAATAAAATAACCCGTCATAAGGCGGGTCTAACTTTACTGGTATATCAAGTTCGGTCTGAACCATATCTATAATCCCTCTTGTCTATGAAACTTCTTAAAATATATTTTCTAATTACAGCGAGAACAAATAAAACTGCCGTAATAAAAAAGGTCATTTCTGCGGCAGTCATACCTAAACGCAAACCCAAACTTATTAGAACAAAGTTGATAAAAAGATTTAAAGGGGTTGCAGCTATGGTATCGACTACAGCGAATTTTAGATTTGTTTTATCTAAACTCATCATCATCAAATTCTAAATCCAAAGAAAAGGTCGTTGTATCTAGGTCATAACCTTCTGTTACATTATATGACATTTCTTTGGTCATTTCAAGGTCTCGAACAAATTCATCAATGAACCTTCTCTTCGCTCTTGTATAAGAAGCGAGTTCATCAAGTTTCTTCTGACGATAATCACAGAGACTAATCACATTACTCATAATATAAAATACCTTTTATTTTGAATGAGGGGGTTTCTTTACTTCGACAAACCACTCGTGTTTACGAGACTTAGGATTATACTTCTTCATCCTAAATTTTTCGGGGTGCTTACGTTTCTTGTAAACGGTGTAGTGGTAATCGTGCGATTCCCTTGTTTGTCCTTCGGGAATCAGATATACCACATCGAGGTCTTTTCTAGCCATTACTTAGGGTCTCCAGCTGGGGCTCTTACCAAAGAAAAAAGATGATTCTGAACTTCATGCCATTCTTCACGTTTATACGTAATTAGTGTACCATCTGGTTCAATTAATTCAAAATCACCATCCCAATTACACTTCAATTCGATTGTCGTATTCGCCGACATTATATTAGATTCAGACAAGGCCAGCTTTCTCCAGTGTCATATCAACGATGCCTTCTTCAATAAGTCGGCGACGATTAATCATATGTTGTGCTTGAACTTCTTCTTTACTACCACCAAAGTAAGGTACGCAATGGCCCTCATCAATCATGACTTCGGTAACTGGACGCCATGAATCTTTGTTGAAATCGTAAACAGTAAAGTCACCTAAGATTCGACCGAACTTACCTTTCATATCTTCGCCGTTTTTCGCAACTTGTGTTTTGAGAACACACTCTTTACCAAGTAACTCTTTTAGTCGTTTCTTTGCGGCAAGACCGAACGCCTTTTCAACTTTATCTCTTGTACGAGATTCTGGTGTATCGATTCCCATGATACGTACACGTTCATCTTTTAACCAGATTCCGAAACCCAAGTCAATGTCAACATCTACAGTGTCGCCATCAACAACTTTAACCAGTTTACATCTATACTCGTGCATTTAATGTTCACCTCTATTGTTAGTTAATTTGTTCCAATCATCAGGAGTAACATTATCTATACTATGATGTCCAGGCGCAGGTTTGATAGCTTGTGTATATTCTTGGTCATGAATGAACAATTGAATCAGTGTATAATGTAAGACTTTCACCAAGTCTTTTCGCCATTCAGTTGGTGTCTCACCTTTCTTCCCATATCGTTTCAGATACTTTTTAGCATTACCAATACAAAATCCTGTACCGTGACCATCATCAATAATGTCCTCAGTCGCTTGAATCTTGCCGCCAGCATAATGTTGGTCGTATGTTTGATCGACATACGCTTTCAACTCTTCAATGAGTTTGTCTTCATTAAATTTGTAATTCACTAACTCTTCTCCTCAAATCACTTGTAGAAAACCTATGGTCTCTTTTATTAAAGTAAACTTCAATTCCTCTTGAAGCACATATATCACGGCCGGTGAAATTAGAGTCTTTATACTCTTCACCTATTATTCTAACATCTATGTTTACCATTTGCAAGATGTCTTCTAAATCAGTTTCACTTTGATATGGTATAATTTCATCCACATACTTAACACCAACCAGCTGTGTATATCTCTCCACCAAAGTTTGAACTGGTGAATTTTTTTCAGAACGGTCAAGTGAAGGGTCAACCTGTAAACCACAAATCAAATAATCACATTGTTCTTTCGCTTCACGCAACATCGTAATATGACCAGCGTGAAGCAAGTCAAACGTACTGGCTGTAAACCCTACTACCTTTCCCATCGATAAAACTCATGTTGTCCAATTGTACCCGTGTATTCCATACCACGGTCTTTAACCCACTTAGGTCTAACTTGTAGTGAATGATAATGGGTAGCACCCTCAGTTATTCCTCGCCAGTTACCTTTGTCGAAAACTTCTTCTGCCATCATATATGATTCTGCCCAAGCATCGGGGTCGCCAGGTTCGTCACTTACACCATCACAGAACCACGAGAACTGACACATGTGACGTTTAGGAACCATGTTACCTTTCCAGTTCTCAACCCAAACAGTTTGCTTTACAACTTCACATACCGTGTTAGGATAGTATGAATCCTCAACACGATTCATTACAACATCCGCGACAGCAGACTGTCCAGCAAAACTGTCGCCGCGAGACTCATGATAAATATTGAGAGCAAGGCAGTAACGTTCGTCTCTAAGGTACTCCTCTTCAACTGTTGGTCCAGTTGCTGTGACAACAACTTCCTCTTCAGTAATAATCTCTGTCTCTTCGACAGTTGCGACTTGTGATTGTTGAAAATTTTGTTTCGCATCAGAAACCACCCAATCAACGAAAAAGTACAAAACAAAAAACCAAAAAACTCCGAAACAAGCGAAGGCTAGTTTCCATGTTATCGATTTTTTCATTAGACTATTTTCCTTTTCTTTCCTTCTATGTCTGTTGCTGTTATAGTATAAGAAGAAGTTTCATCAACGAATTCCGCAGTAAGTGTTTCTCCATCTCGACAAAAAGAGTTTGCCATGAATTGCCAATGACTTTCAAACGCTTTCTTAGCTCCAATCGTGCGACCCCACCAATGAGCCGCCGTCATCCACACTAAGAACATCAAAGTTAATTCTGTCGGTGATAAATTGACCATTTACCCTCTCCTTACTATTGAATACGTAAACCTTTCAACCGTTGACCAACATTTGAATTATCAAACACTGGACCATCATCAACCGTGTCATCTGTCAAATTTTGTTCAGACTGTTCTACATCATACAACTTCATTTTACTTCTGTCAACCCCTATCACAAATCTTTTGTTTTGATTAGGGTCATTGTATCGGTTTTTAAGTTGTTTCACCATAATCTGATTTAGACTTTCCATCTCTTCACTGGTAACAAGAGCGAACATTAAATCAGCAGTAGCAGGTAGACCAAAAGATTCAGAGGTATCCTCAAGGCCTGGGTCAGAGTTTGCATAACCAGAACGAGTTGTTTGTGTTGCAGATAAAATAGGTACATCAAATTCTACTGCAAGTCCACGAATCTCTTCAGCAATTGATTTGATATATGAGTAAGAATTAATTGCACCCCCCATGCCCTTCATTCTAGATGACGCACATATATTTAGATAATCTATGAATACAATCTCAGGTTTAAACGATTTCTTTAATCGAAGTTCGTTCATTAGGGCACGAAAGTGACCCGTGTGAGCCTGACCAGTTGGGTACTCCTTGATAATCAATTTACCTTCGGTTTTTTCTCGTATCGCCGAAACCCTATCCAAGAACATTGGTTTTGATAAATGGTCAAGTTGGTCAATAGGAACATTCAACAGATTCGCATCAATTCTTTCTGCGATTCGTTCCTCCGCCATCTCCATCGTAATATACAAAACATTGCGTCCTAGAGAAAGGCAGTTGGCGGCGCAATGACACATAAAAAGACTTTTACCCACGCCTGTACCAGCCAGTGCGATGTTCAGAGTCTTATTGGGGAGTCCACCTTTAGTGATTTCATTAAAGTATTCCAAGTCGAACGGAATTCTCTCCTCCTGCTCATGATAAAAGTCGTATCGCTCTTCTACATTTTCTAGATAGTCATGTCCTACATTAGTGTCAAAGCAAACCGCCAGTGCCTTTTGTAACACATCAGGAATTGCATTTTTAGTCAACTTCTGATGTTTGCCATCAATAATCTGAATCGATTCCATGATAGCATTATATACCGCTCGGTCTTGACACCATTTCTCGGTGGTCTCTAACAACCACTCTTCATCTTCATCTTTGGGTGTGAAGATATCAGGAAGGATATCAAGAGCGTGCGTATACATTTCTTCGTTCATCGTCGTAACTTCATCAAGTTCGATTTTGAACGCTTCGAGTGTGGGTAGCTTGTTGTACTTGGTTACAAACTTGGTAACTTGGTCGAACAACTCACGATATACACCCTCGAAATATTTTTTCTGAACGAAGGGTAAAACCTTCCGCATAAAATTTTCTTGGGTAAGAATGTTACGTAGAATAGTTTTTTCTAATTCTATATTCATTTTGCCTCAAGGTCTTTAAATTTTACATATCCATTTTCAACACCAACACGAAGAATATCTTGTAAAACTTCTGTAGCTTGATTTTCAAGCATCTGGTCGTTTTCTTCTACGTCTGGGTCTGGAGAGTAAATTATTTTATAATCAAACGTTAATCGTTTTTGGTTGCCATCAAATTTAACAACACCGTAACGAATAACTGTTTCAGGATATTCACCAGTTAGAAATCTAACATCCCAACCATCTCCCATTTCAACTGGTGTTGGTATGAGTTGGTAGTCAATGTTTTCTTTCATTCTTCTTCCAATTCAAGTTCTAGTGAAGTTCCATTATGACCTATTTTATACATCTTTTCAACATATTCCGTAAATGATTGGTTCTGAAGAATGTCAAGCCAGAAACTACCATCAAGTTCTGATGCTCGATATTTTTTATCTTGTCCTTCTTTTTGATACCATCCGTTAGATGGTTTAGTAACATGACCGGAAGCCAAAGCAACATCGAGCAAACCACTGTACTTGTCAATACCACCTTCCCACGAAACTGAGACAGGAATCTTAGACTTCTCTTTTACGTATCGAGACTTCTCTACGTTAATGATAAAATCATATCCGGTGATTTCAGTTCCAGTCTTGTTCTGTCGGCGTCCAAGAATCCAGATGTTATCAGCGGAGTAGTAAATACCTGTACCACCACCTACGATATCTTTCGGGAAGAGACCAATTTCTTTGTACGTATGATTGACTGCCAGCAAAGGGACATTCTTCATTGTCAAATAGGGTGTGGTCATACGAAACAAGCCTTTCAGTGCCTTAGCTCGTGACATATCGGCAACTGACTTTTCGTCTAGTGCATCTTCGAGTTCTTTCTTAGATGCAAGGTTACCGATTGAATCGATGACCACAATGACCTTATCACCGTTCTCAATGTTGTCAAGTTGATTGATAAGGTCAAACTTTAATTCTTCAACGTTTGTGATAGGAATATGCAAAACCCTAGAAGTGTCAATCTCAAACACATCAAAGTACGATTGGGGTGAACCAAACTCTGAATCATAGAACAACATCACAGCTTCAGGGTCCGCTTTTAAATATGCAGAGGCAATCTTCAAGGCGAAAGATGTCTTGAAGTGTTTGGACGGACCAGCAAGAACGGTCAGACCGGGCGCAAGACCACCATCAAGAGAACCCGACAAAGCTGCGTTCAGCATGGGAACATCTGTTCGTACCATTTCTTTTTTTGTGAAGAACTCAGACTTGTCTAACACTTCAGTGTGTTTGAGTTTGCTGTTCTTCTTCAGTTTATTTAATAGTGACATATATTTTTAATTCCTATAAACGTATTCTATTGCGCTGTTAGCTTCAACTTCCAATGGTCTATTATCATACCAGTTTCCAGTGTCTTTGTCAAATTCTCGACATAGGTCTGCAATCTGTTTTGGTGTGATGGGATATTCAGACTTAACGGCGTTACCAGCAATCGCCACCATAATCTGATACATTTTGTGATACCATCCTGTACCACTGAGTAACATATATTCTTGTCCTAGTTTCTTCGGAAAGAATGGACAGTCTTTATATGACACCCACGTGATTTCTGTGTTCTGTGCCTGTTCTTTTCGATACTTAATCACTTCATCTCGAAGTTTCTCAGGCAACTTATCTAGAAAGTTTTTACCCTTCGGGGCCTCAAAGGTCCACTTGTCCATCAGGGTCTTAGGATGAACGTGTTGACCCGCATTGATAAAGAAGAAATTAAATGCGTCCGGATATTGTGCCGGAACATAATACATTCGTGACAAATCTTTTGTTTGTTTGTCACCAATGTCTTGCAGTTCTTTATTCAGAGCGTGCCAGAAATGTGGTATGTCATCAGCGTATACAATATCAACTAACGGAAACACCAATCGAAACTTAGGGTAGTTTGGTGTGCTGCTTGCGGTAGAGTAACATACGAAATGATACTGACCGCAAATATCCTGTAGAGACGGAACTAAATCGACAGGAAGTACGCTATCAGAAGAAAAGAAATCGTCCACATCAACAGCAGCCCAACCACCCCAATAATCAACATTTTTATTAGACCTCGTAGTGTTGGGAAGATAATGAGCAGGAGTAATAAGAGGAGAAGAATTGTTTCCACCTTTCTGACCTTCTTTAACTGATAAACCTTTTAGTAATGATTCGAATTTTGCCCACGTGGTAAACTCCATAGTCCTATGGGTTTTGTTATCGAACTGATTTTGAAACATTGTGAGTGAGTACATTATCCAAAGAAATCCTCAAGTGTTGCCTTTGGTTCTGCTTCCCAACCCACAGCCGAAAGAATCGGTTCCAGTGGGTCAAGGAATGTTTTAGCAAACATCTTATCATAATCAACGGATGATGTCAACCCCAGTTCTTTAGGAAATTGACCAGAGAAGGAAATAATGTTTTCTTTGATTTTGTTGGGGACTCGCAGATAAATGAATTTGATTTTCTCCCCGTCCTGAATCTTTTCGTATTTGTTCTGAAGACCCTCGAACCGAATGTAATGATTATATAGAAGCGCACCCCGAACGTGAATGGGTGTACCCTTACCATAGATAGTAGTCTTGTCTTCCCACTTACGCAACTCACTTACACCACGTGGAAAGGCCACATCTTCGGGTGGGAGTGATGAAAACTCTTGGCGAAACTTTCGAATAAATTCTTGAGTTTCTTCTTCGGTTCCGGTTACGATAATAGAGAACAAATCCTTGAAACGTTCACGAACAATCTGGGGCGTCGATGACTTGACGGCCTCGATACCCATCATCTTGAGTTTGGGTTCCGCAAACCGAACACCCTCACTATCGTGTACGTTGAGAATGTATCGTTTCTTTGCCATCCAGATACCACGGTCAGCAATCACCTCACGCTTCATCACCATACGATTGACATACGCATTGGTTTCTTTTGCGAGGTTGTCATACGCCTTCTCAATTACGTTTTCAAAATGTTCGCACACCTTGTCGAGAAAGTTAACGGGGTTCGCTGGGTTGTGTTGTTTCACCAACTGAGACATATTGATATAAACAGAGTCAGTATCAATCGCAATCACATAATCATCTTTTGTCCCTAGTAATTCCTGCATCTCATCGTTTACCGCCTTCTCAGCGCAACGTATCGCACGCTGGCCGGACAATGTGACACCCTCAGCAAGTCGATGGTCAAAGTAACGAAACCATTTGTTTGCGAGAGCACCATAGAGAGAGTTCATTAGAATCTTGATACCCGTCTGTTCAGTGTCAAG